CTTTCCGGATGTCTCGCTGCGAGATAAATCCAATATCAATATCATTAACATGGAGTTGCAAAGTCTTGTGACCGTTATACTCCGCCGGATCCAGAGAGATCATCCAGATCTTCCGGAAAGGTTCTTCGTGTTCGTAGAGCTTTCGGAGCATCACCTGCCTGCAGCAGCGGGTGCAACCAATAATTTTCACACGCATAAGATTTCCTCCATGTGCAAAAAATATGATTATGAAGATCATGTTATGGAATGTCTGGCAGCAGGTCTGAAAGTGAAGATATCAGACCTGTATTGGTCAAGGTATCAATAAGTGTCCCAGATCTGGGACAAGCTATTGCATCTCGTTTTCGGATGTGTTATTCTATATGCATAAAAATAGAACACACGTTCGGAAAAGTGGGGTGTACATATGAATGAATACAGAGAACTCATAACCCAGCTGATTAACCAGATGGACGATTCGGATCTTCCGTTTCTGAAGAAAATCTACACTCTACTTATCATACATATCCGGAACAAGGGGAAGCGTTAGTCTTCCTCTTGTTTTTCGGTTAAATTCTTTTTCAGCTTCTGGCAGAATTCCTGCAGTGCTTCCTGGGACTTCGGAGACAGCTCCGCATATGTTTTCATAATATTGATTACGATGTCTGCAAACGGATTATGAGAATCTTCCAGCAGCAGGGAGATATAAGTAGCAGTTTCATCTTCTTCCGGAAGTTGCAGGAACATTTCACCATTTCCGGTTCTTAACCATTCTTCACTCACATATCTTCCGTTGATAGGAGAGAGGCACAGAAATTTGATGTGTTTTTCACTTACTTCACGAAGTCCACTTTCGATATTGCTTACACCAGATCTTTTAATTCCTATGATTTTTCCAATCTCTTCCTGACTCATATTAAGAGCTTTTCTAAGCTCAATAAATCTTACATTCTTATCGTTCAAAGCTTTGTACCCCTTTCTGGTTATACAGTAACACATGAATATGAAAATGTAAACAGAAAAATGTCACAAACATAACAAAAAAGTATTGACAATGTTATGAAAGGGACATATAATGGTCACAAACAGACAGGAAAGGAGTACGAAACATGAGTGACGAGAAAAAGAAAAAACTAGAAGAAATCCATGAGACCATCAAGGACATGGACATGAAGGACCTGTTGCTGGTAGAGAATGCAGCACACGTATTGAAGATCCGGGACAGCATGGATGGCATGAAGAAGTCAGCGCTGGTGCCGGTGTAAGAGGGGAGGCGTAAAAAATGGCAGAAAAAGAGCTATCGCCGGAAATTCTGGAAGAAAAATTGAGTTTTGGTAATTGGAAAGTAAAAAGGATAAAAGAATACCAAATAAACAGGCTACCTAATTTTATAGAGCCTATAAAAGCGGAATTAATATTGAAACTCCTAGTTGAGATACCAACTAGTGAAGCAATGAATTTGATGATGCCGGAGATAAATGGGATAGAAAAGATAACATTGAAAGTGACAGAAGAAGAACTTTCTATTCTGAGGATGGGAATATATCAGTTTTCAAAATTTATTGATGAAAAAGTCAGGGAGTATCAGGGGACGCTTTTGGAACCGGAGGTAGGAAAACAGAAAGCCGTAGCGGAAAAACTGAAGGTGCAGATCGAAGAGGCAAGGGGGAATAAGGATGCTTGAAACACTTGTATCTGTTGAAAAGGCCATAGAGATATCAGGATTATCCAGATCGACGCTGTGGAGACTGGAGAAGGAAGGAAAAATAAAATCGACCAAATGGAATCGGAAGAAGATGTTCTTTCGGAAAGATGTTGAACCGATGGCGGACAGAAGTAAGGTTCGATAGGGAGCCTGGAAAGCTCCCAATAAGGCACTGGAGGCCCGATGGCGGGCAGCAACCAATTGAATCTCCTGAAAGTATATGACAATCCCGCACATTTTTTCCGGTTCAACTCCGGCCAGTGCCATTCGGTGGACTAACACACCGACATATACACTTATCCCGGCTGCACCAGCGGCCGGGACTCCTCAAGAATATAACAGTGCGAAGCAAGAATATCTCTCACGCACTGGGAATGGAGAGATAGATATGATTGTTCATGCAAGAGGGCGGGGACCGACGGGAGGAGAATCCTCCAATCTTACATATTCTCAGACATGACTGCCGACATCAAACTATAAAGAAAGGAGACCTGCTTTTCTTGTGTATTTTTTAATGGCAGTTAAACAAATTCGATGTGTTAAGGCATAGCTGCAGATGCCAGGTGTATGGCTACATCTCTATACTGCAGCAGTCGTCGGAGTCCGGTTAGAGCTTATCCGGATTCCGGCCACTAAGAAATAAGGACTGGGGCTGATGCCCGGAAGAGTGCTCCTCCACACATTGCTTGCTCTTCAGCGGGTTCGAATCCCGCACAGTCCACTGATCGGTGGCGTCCGATCTTACCCATCCGTGAGGGCTGCTGGATCGGCAGAAAGAATAGACCGGAAGCTTCCGGTGGAGTGTGTCCTCCGCCGGTGCTCAAGGAGCCATAATTCAATGGCAGAATAACCGTCTCATAAGCGGTCAGTTCCGGGTTCGAATCCCGGTGGCTCCATTCGCGCGAAAGAAAGGAAAAGAAAAAGTGAATATGAAGAAAAGATGGATTGTTGGGGACGTTCTTATCGTGGCAGCACCGATCATAATGAGCGGAGTCGGATCGAGCATCTGGTGCGTTATACCGGCAGCAATATGCCTGATGGTCGGATTTGCGCTGACTCTGGATAAGACCATGGCATGGCTGGAACAGGAGTGGTTGTATGAAAAATAAGGCATTGATCATATTGCTGCTCAGCGCAGCACTGTGGATTCTGATGCTGCTCAGCGCAGCACCGAAGCTGATAACCCATGCGGCCGGAGACATGCCGACGGAAGAAGAGATTGCAGAGGAAGAGTATTGGGACAGCCTGGAGATGCTTGCGATCTGCGTGGAAGCGGAAGCGGGGAATCAGGGACTGGACGGAAAGAGGATGGTTTTGGATGTGATCCTGAACCGGGTGGATGACCCAGACTGGCCAGACACAATTGAAGAGGTTATATCCCAACCAGTGCATTTCTCGTCATATTGGGATGGAGGAATGGACAAGGTATCCGTGTCGGAAGAAACGTTCCAGGCAGTGAGGATGGAGCTTGAAAGCCGGTCGTGGCCGGGGATCTACTATTTCACTGCTGGTCAGTATTCAGAATATGGGACACCATGGAGGAAAGTGGGTGATCACTATTTCTCCACAAAATGATATGACTCTGGGAAGCCTTCTGGAGCGGATATCCGGCGGTGATCGGATTATCGTTGAGGAATCCGGGCGGGTACTCTTCTGGGATCAGGCAGTATTTTTCTGCAGAAGTGGAATCAGCAGGGAAAGGTTGGTGAGTAAGATTAGAATTGATACCAATGTGTATCGTAAAGAATTGGACAAGCAAGGAAATCGGAAAAAGAATCTGCGGAGCGTATCTGCAGAGGACCTGCCGGACATGGCGTTCCGGGATGTGGACTTGCAGTTTCAGTTCCGAATAGAAATAGAATAGCGCCCGGCTGCAACCGGACGCTACAGAGTCGAACTCTTGGATGAACTATATATTTATATGATATCACTAGGAGTCCGAAAAAGCAAGAAAATGAGGGGAAAGCAAGCCCCTCTTAAGCTTGATAAAGGAATTAAACTTAGAAGGATGGAAGTGCGTATGCATATAAAAAATACATACCGGTATAAGAACATCGTGGAGGTTGAGAGACTGAACTCAGGGAGGTATGGGAAGAGGACTTCTCCATCTGAAAGAAAAGCACCGACACCGGAGGAGATGGAGGCTGCCAATGAGAGGCAGTGCATCCGGAAACTCCGGAGGAAGATTCATGCAAATTTTGATGAGCAGGACCTTTTTGAAACTCTGACCTATGCGAAAGATAAGCGTCCAGATCCAAAAGGGGCGGCGCATGAACTGAAGCTGCTGCTGGATCGGCTGCGGAGAATCTGGAAGAGAGCAGGGACGGACCTGCGTTACATTGTAGTGACGGAGTACAAAAACAAATCAATCCACCATCACTTGATCATAAATGACCTGCCGGACGGAACTGGATCCAGGAAAGTAGCGGAGAGTTGGAAGAAGAATGGTCATTCAAACACGAAGTATCTATACCAAGATGGGCAATATGAGCAGCTGGCATCGTATCTGATCAAGGAAACGTCGAAGACCTTCCGGGATCCGAGTAATCCGTCCAGACTGCGGTATTCTTGTAGTCGGAATCTGATCACACCAAAGGCAAGAACGGAGATCATGAAGAAGGATGACTGGCCGGAAGACCCCCGAATACCGAAAGGATACTATTTGGACAAGGATAGCCTGGTCAACGGAGTCAACAAAATGGGCTATCGGTATCAATATTACAGGATGATCAAAATCGGATGGAAGAAGCCGTCGCACAAAGGAAAGACAGGGAAAAAGCCGACGCAGAGGAAAAATATAAAACAACGGCGGAGAGTTGCAAAGAAAGGCAGGGAGAGCCATGTACCGGATTAATATGTACCTGGAGACCAGCATCAGGGGAGTCCGGCGGGCAACCGGGTGGTATGGATATGTGCTGGAGTACATAGACAGCCGGGGAGAGCCGCATACCATAGAGGACTATGGTCGGGAAGAGGATGTGACGCCGAACCAGCTGGCGCTGATGGGGTTTCTGACAGCGTTGGCCAGAGTCAATAAGGACAGTGAGATCACTGTCTATACAGACTCTCTGTACCTCCGTGGAAGCTACACCCGTGACCTGCAGAGCTGGAAGGAGAACGGATGGAAGACATCCAAGGGTGATGAAGTCAAGAACAAGCTCCTGTGGCAGCAGGTGTCGAAGAAGACCGTGCGGCATGTGATCAGATTTGACCCGGCACACCATCATTCGTATAAAAATTATCTGATATCTGAGCTGATGAAGAGAAAGAAGGATAAGAATGTTTGATAAATTTGGAGAAATGAGTTCCTACACAGAACTTAATGAGATTGCAAACAACCTGGTCAACGAAGGGGATATGGAAAGCCTGCGGGAGATGGCGGCTGAAAACGGGATTCCGGAAGAACTGGTTGGACTGTATCTGAACGGAGACATACCAGAGCTGTGTGATGCTCTGACGGCGGCGATAGGGAAGCTGGATGTCGAATGTGAGAAGCTGAAACCGAAGGAAATCATGGAAGACTGGGTGGAGTACATCCGGACGCAGTGTCTGAAAAATGATCTTCTGGCCAGACAGGTCCGAAAGAAAGGAAAGAATCTGGAAGGCTGCATTGCAGAGCTACTGAAGTGGTCATTTGGCCATCAGACTCCTGTGGATGCCAAGATCATGAAGGCAGCAGGTGTCACTGCAGGAAGGTGTACGCTCGGAATCCCAGGCATGGCAACGGCAAAGAAACTGATACTGCAGTATTACATGGAGAAGTAGGCCATGAAGAAAAAAACAATTGAGAAAATTCCGTATCTGACATTACCGGCGAACCAGAAAGAGGCAAAATACATAGGAATTACAGCATTCAAAAATATTGCACATGAGCTGCACTTGTTCCTGGAAGTGTACAAAAACGGAGAAAACAGGGAAGTACCGGTTGCCAGGATCGTGCTTACGAAGAAAGATTTTGGAACATATTTTCCAGAGTCGGACGAATGGTCGCAAGGGAATATATTGACGGACGGTTATTATTATAGCACGGGCTATAGACTGGTATGGGAAAACAAAATAAAAAACATAGATGATACCGAAAGAGTAAAAAAAGAAAATGTATTGAATTCGGAAGAGGATCTGCACAGAATCCAGAAAATGTGCAAAGACGTAGTTATGGGAGAAAGGGAATGGTGGAATTATATTTCCGAGCACCAGAATGATATTGTCACTGACAAAAGAATCAAGGCCAGCAATAGAAAATATGAACGACGGCAGCAGGCACTGAAAGACAGACAGGATCATACGCCAGAGCTTCCGGAAGAAGTAATACTGGACCTGGCAGATAGACTCTATTTCAGTGAAAAGCACTTTCTGTATTACAAAAAGCGTGGAAGCTGGGCAGACATTGCATGCAGTGAATGTGGAGGCGTGTCGCACGGAAGGTGGAAATCAGGTATATCGTATGAATCTCAGTTCCAGAAGCAGATTGAAGAACCGAGAGAGGGACTGATCGGGAAGTGTCCGCTGTGTGGAGCGCGAGGCGAATACAAATGCCAAGGAAAAGTGAAAGGCGTACACGAAAAGAAAATACATATATTCCTGGGACAGAAGTATAAAGAGTCCGGTATGGTCATTCGTTATGTGGAAGTGAGTAAGGAGTGGGTTCTTGAACAGATCAGTGAGGAAAAAGGAATTGAGATGAGTGGGGCCTATGAAAAACTTTCAGGTGTGGAAATAGCGAGGGCATATTTTGAACCGGATAAGAAAGTCCAAATTGACTATTATAAACACAATAATTATACAGGAAAAGATTTTTGGGATGATTGCAATTTGAACGGAATAGCTAATATTGAGATCAGAGATGGATATGTTATGAGGAAAACATATGAAAACATGTCTGGAACAATGTTTCAGTATTCTGCGATGAAGGAATATGCAGATTACAAGTCAATATTCAATCCAATAGAATATCTGGAAAGATATCAGCAGACTCCACAGATTGAGATGCTTGTGAAAATGGGGATAGATGGTGTCGTTGAAAAATTGCTTAAATGTCAGTATGGAATTGTAGCCAACGAGAACGGAAAAACAATGAATACATTTTTGGGAATCAGAAAACAGAGAGTGCGTCAGTTGAAAGAAAGCAGAGGAGACTTGGATATACTGAAAGTTATGCAGATGGAATATCGGATGGGAGCAGTATGGACGGATGAACAGTTTGCACATTTGGCAGAACTGCATCTGGAACGAGGTCAGATTGAATCTGCCATAGAGTATATGAGCCTTCAACAGTTGCTAAATCGCATTGAAAAGTATGCCGGATGTGAATATGGAACAGGATGCTCCAGTGCTGCACACAGACTCCAGAGTACGGCCACAACGTATGTGGATTACCTGAATATGAGACGTGAGTTAGGATATGATCTTTCAAATATGATCTATCAGTATCCAAGAGACCTGAAAGATGCCCATGATCGTATGGTGATGGAAAGCAATCAGAAAGAGATGGACAAGCGTCTGAAAGAAGTGAAAGAAAAATTCTCTGGAATACGAAAACAATACAGGAAATTAAGAAAAAAATACTATTACGAAGATGAAGAGTATATCATACGCCCGGCAAGATCAGCAGAGGAAATTGTGATGGAAGGAAGACTCCTGCATCATTGCGTTGGTGGAGATACATATTTGAGCAGACACGATACGGGAACGAGCTATATTTTGATGCTGAGATTCAGAGAAGATGCGGATAATCCGTATATCACGGTGGAAATTGATGCATCGAATGACAGAATCAGACAGTGGTATGGAGCATATGACAAGAAACCGGATCAGAAACATATGCAGGAATGGATTGACCAGTACGTATATAGGCTACAGAACAATCTTCTGGCAGCAGATCAGCCTGCTGTACAGGGAGTCATGATACCAGCATAAGGAGGAAAAGATGGAAGAATTGCAGCAGATCACAATGGACGAGTATCTGGGACTGAAAAATGAGATTAAGACGCATATCACCACGATTGTGAAGAGTTTCGTGCGGATTGGTGAAACATTATGTAAGATCGATCAGGCCAGAGCGTATGAACTGGACGGCTATAAGTCCGTGGCAGAGATGGCCAAAACGGAATATGGCATGACTGCAGGAGGAGTCAGCCGTTTCATGGGAGTTTATAGGAAATACTGTACAGCCGGACAGCTGAATGATGGATATGAAAATTACAGTTATGCACAGTTGGTAGAAATGATGAAGCTTCCGGAAGAAGATGCAGAGTTGATACGGCCGGAAACCCAGCGGGAGAGTATCCGGGAGCTGAAGCGGTTCAACAAGGACGGCGAGAACGACATGCATCAGTTGGAGAACTGGCAGAATCCGACACCGGAGGAAGAGGAAAACAAGCAGATTCTGGGAGATCTGCTGGAAGCCATGTTTAAGCTGGAGTCCCAGAGGGATGCATTTGACCGGATATGTGCTGCAGTAAGGAAAGGCACATCTGCAGAGGCGTTTTCAGAGCTGATCAATCCGGGTGGAAACCGGACGGTGAGATCAGGAAGAGCCATGGCATTTTTCTATGAGAACGAGGTTAAGATCAAGATCTGGAGCAGGACAGTGCCGGTGAAACTGATGTATGAGGATATCATGGAAGCATTCCGGGAGAAATTCGCTGGGGTGTTGCAGGGAGAAAAAGAATGGTGGGCAGCAGTCTATGCACCGGAGAAGGAGGAAGAAAAGCGTGAGTCAGAAAAAGAACCTGAACAGAATACTGCAGGAACTGGAAAAGCAGAGAAGAGAGACATGGATCCTAAGATTGACAGGAAGGCATCCGAACCGGCAGGAAAGAAGAAAGAGCAGCAGTCAATTGCGCCGGCGCAAAAAACAGAGAAGAAAACGAAAGAAAACGTTGTAAATACTGAATCAGAATCTAATTCAGAAAACCAGGAGAAGGAGCTGAAGAACCATATCGGTGAAGCCACCGATATGGTCAAAGAATCATCCGGGCAGCAGGAGGAAGACCAGATACCGGGACAGGACAATGTGATGAATCATCCGGAACTGCTTCCGGAAGGAATGCAGACAACAACAGCTACAATCAATGGACATGAGCAGGAAGCCACGGTGGAACCTACGGCTGCTCAACGGGTGGAAGAGTGTCTGTCACTGCTCAGCTGCATTCAGGGGAATATTGCATTGCAGAATTATCCACCGGCATTGCAGCAGGCACAGAAGCTGGTAGAGCATCTGGAGGCACTGATATGATGTATCCGAAACAGAAAACGAAGAAACGGCGGATGAAGCATCCGCCCTCTATCATCCAGCAGAGACCGGGAGAATGCTATTTGTGTGAGCGGCTGGGAATAGTCAGATACTGGACGTACCTGGAAAGGCACCACATTTTCGATGGACCCAACAAAAAAATATCAGAAGAGAACGGATTCACTGTTCGATTGTGTGTAGGACACCACAGGGAAGGAACGGATGCAGTGCATAAGAATGCGAAGATGATGCGCCTTCTGCAGAGGGACGCACAGAGAGCGTATGAGAAGAGCCATAGCCGGGAGGAATTCTTCCGATTGATGGGGAGAAATTACTTGGAGGAATAGAAAATGGTGCAGTCTATCCGAGGGGATACAGTTATACATATTCAGGATCAGAGAGTAGAAACACAAAATAAAATTAAGGACCTGAAAAAAGATATGATTGGCAGCAGGTATCGTCATTTCAAAGGAAATATCTATGTTGTGCAGGATATCGCGGTGCATAGTGAATCGGCAGAACCAATGGTTATCTATAAGAGATGGGACGAGCCATCAGATACCTGGTGCAGACCACTGGATATGTTTTGCTCCGAAGTGGATCATGAAAAATATCCAGAAGTAGTGCAGAAATTCCGTTTTGAAAGGATGGTGGAGTAGATGGCTAAGTGGAATGTAAGCGTAGGTATGATGTTATCAATTTACTATGACGAGATTGAAGCTGACACAGAGGAAGAAGCTAATGAGATAGCAAAAACGCGAGCGGAAGAAGATATAGATTGGAATAATTGTGAATGTAATGTTGACAAGGCGACAGTGTACAGCTGCTGGAAGGAGGAATAAAAGGTGAAGTATGAGCAAGACATCCGGAATCCGATCGGTAAAGAAGAGATAGAGCGGATCCGTCACAGGATCAAGATTGGTGATGTGATTCCGGTGGAAGTTAATAAAATAGATTGGAGCACAGAATCAATGGTTTTCCGGCAGCAGGAGGTCAGATGTCGGGTTGTCGGAAAGTATAAGCATGTGATAGAGGTTGAGAATCAAAAGACGGGAAGGAGGTACACAACAACTTATGTTGACATGCTTATGAAAGACAGGAGGTTGGGAGCATGACGGCACTGTATGATTTATATGATGAGTCAGGGCGCCTGATGCATATGAATAAATCAGCGGAAGAATTCGGAAAGCTTCTGGGAGTATCAGCAGAGTTGATAAAGTACAAAGAAAAGACGAAGACACAGCTGCTAAAAAGATATACAGTGAAGAGAGCAAAGAAAGAAGTTAAAAACCTTGGCCGGATTAATGTAGCAGAACTGAAAGATTGGATGTATGACTGGGACGAGATGAGAAAATTATACAGAAATGTAAAATGGGTACGAAAGATGGAATCGGATGTGATAAGACTGAAGCTGAAAGGAATGGACGATGGATGTAAAAATTGAACCGAGAAAAAAGAGTGACAGGGGAGGGTATCTGATGATGCCGCTGATGAAGAATGTCCCGATAGCACCTAGAGCAAGCTGGAAGCTGGTGAGATGTCCAGTATGCGGTGCCAAGTGCTGGGACAGGCCATATCCGGAAGGCTGGGAAGAACCGGAGAAAATGTGTACAATGTGTGCGCTGAAGAAAGGGTTGTGTTGAATGGATAGATCTGTATTGTTCCAGCTGAAAGATATACACAAAGAAATATGGGAATTGGACAAACGAATACAGGTGCATCGAAAAAGATTGAAAAAAATAGATAAGCAGATCAGTGATGTAGTAAAAGGGACTGGAAGATATGGGTGCTATGGGAATATGAGGGTGCATGGTCATAATGATCCTAACTATATCAGGGAAAAAATGGCACTTAATCAGAAACTGAAACAGATGGAATCGCTGAAGTTGATGTTATTGGAAAAGGAGGTGGAAGCAGAAAAATACATAGAAAGTATACAAGAAAGCAGATTGAGGAGGATATTGAGATTCCGATTTGAGGATGAAATGACGTGGCAGCAGGTAGCTAAAGCAATGGGAGGAAGGTGTACTGCAGATGGCTGTCGGATGGAATATAACAGATGGATAATGGAAACCGGATCAGATGATTGATCCGGTAAAAAAATACAATTGGGACGAACATAAGTTCCGAACTGATATTCTGATAACCATAAAAACAGGACAGATGCTGGTAACATCTGCCCTGCTGAAAGTGTTATACACACTTGTTGGATATGGTGATTATAGCACTTTCGCCGTAAGAGTACAAGGAGAAAGGTTATATGACGAAAAAGGAATCATTCCGCAATGAAATTCTTTTGAAAATGAAGTATCAGCTTGATAAGAATACACTGGCAATACTGGATGAAGCATTATCTGAAAGCCTGTATCAGGTAGATATCGTGGATGCAGTAACTCTTCCGGCAACTTATGCAAATTCTAATGACTATATTCTGGAATTATATGAGCTCAAAAGGAGCCTGACTCTGAAAGAGTCAACGATGAAGGGATACATGCTGGCAGCAAGGGAGCTGATTCGTTATGTACCGAAACCATTGACAAGTATGGATCGTGAAGATATAGAACATTATCTTTGGATGAAGAAAAAAGAGGGGAATTCTGGGACCTCGCTGAATAACAAGAGGAGAAAGATTCTTGCGTTATTCCGGTGGATGTATAAGCAACACTTTATAATGAGCAATCCAGTGGAAGAAATTGAACGGTTTAAGGAAGTACAGAAGCCGGTAGAATTCCTTCTGGCAGAAGAAATGGAGCAACTGAAAGAAGGGTGCAAAAACAGGCGAGACAGGGCATTACTGGAATGGTTGAGGTCAACAGCATGCAGAAGAGGAGAGATTCCTTACGTCAGAATTAATCAGATCAATTGGGCAACTGGAGAGTTGACGCTATATGGGGAAAAGACAGAAACGTATAGAAAAGTGTTTCTGGACGGAGTGGCACTTAAATACATCAAAGATTATGTTATCATCGACCGGCAGCAGGAGTTAAACAGTGATCAGCCATTGTTCACCCATCTTTCGGGAGATCAGAGCAAGAAACTGGGAAGGGGAGGCTTGTATGAAGAAGTTAAGAAGATAGCGTACAGATCTGGCTTGCAGAGAAGGGTATATCCGCATATGTTCCGGAAGACGACTGCCACAAATGTAGTCAGACGAGGAGGAACGGTGGATGATGCAGGCTGTTATCTGGGGCATAAAGGCTCTAGTGTGACACAGCGGCATTATATTGCAACGCTTAATTCCGAGAATATTTTTCGAAATTATGTGCAGACAATTTAAAACCTGTTCGTTTTGTTCGGTTGGGATGTGGTAGTATGATATCAAGTAGAAGAGGGCAACACCAAATGGTGCGGCTCTCTTTTTTGTACTATAAAACACAAAATCACAGGAGGGGACAAGGATGGCAACGAATTATGAATCTGCAAACATAAGGTGTCCGTTTTACAAGCGGAATGAGTCGAGGAAGATAGGCTGTGAAGGGATGGAGGAAGGAAGCCAGCTTGTCACAGAGTATCTCACGAAAGAACGATGTAAGAAAAAAATCAGGGAAAATTGTGCTGGAAAATATGAAAAATGTGAAGTCTACAGGATGATTTTACAAAAATACGACCAGAACTGATGCAATCAGGCAAGGGTTAGCGAAAAATGAAACCGATAGTCTAAGATGAGGGCATAAGAATTGGCAGATAGGAAGGTGAGGTGAGTGGCAAGAGGAGACAACCTGATAGGGAAAGGATTTGACAGTCGAACCACGGAGGAAGTACGGGAACTGGCAAGAATCGGTGGAAAAAAATCAGGTGAAGCGAGGCGAAGAAAGGCAAATTTCAGAAAAACACTCAATATGCTACTCACAGCAGAGGTGGATATACCAGATTGGACGGCATTTCTGGAGTCAATTGGATTAGATAGCACCATAGAGTCAGTGGTGAATGCTGCCATGATCAGAGAAGCAATGGCTGGTAACGTGAAAGCATATGAGGCTATTGCCAAATATTCTGGTCAGGATGCCAGAACAGAGAAAGATCTGGAGGAGCAGATCATGAAAATGGAGGCTTTCCAAAAACAGATGGATGCCAAAATGGAAGAGATCAGACTGAAGACGGAGAAGATGAAGAAAGAGCTTGATCCAGAGGATAAGGATGTGGAGATCAAGGTTGAGATAGATGAGGACTGGAGCATATGAGTCAGATAGTAATCAAATTTCCGCCGCCACATGAAACGCAGAAGAAATTCCTGACGGATACACACAAAAGGATTGCATTTGGCGGAGCCAGAGGCGGAGGGAAGAGCCATGCGGTCAGGATGAAGGCTGTGGGGCTGGCGCTAAGGTATACCAGAATCAGGATAGGAATAGTCAGAAGAACATATCCGGAGCTGAACAGGAACCACATAGGACCGCTGAAGGATATCCTGAATACAGGAAATCCAGACAAGAAAAGAAGAGCAGCTACTTATAATGCAACTGAAAAAGTCATGACATTTCAAAACGGATCCACGATTACATTCTGCTATTGCGATAATGAGCGGCAGCTGGACAGGTTCCAGGGTCTTGAGTTTGATGTGCTCTTCATCGAAGAGGCAACACAGTTTCAGGAATTATGGTTGCAAAAGATGGAAGCCTGTGTGCGAGGTGTAAATAATGCTCCAAAGAGAATCTATTATACATGCAACCCGGGAGGAGTAGGGCATGCATATGTGAAGAGACTGTTTATTGATAAAAAATATAAACGTGGAGAGCGGCCGGAAGACTATTCATTCATCAAATCGCTGGTAACGGATAACAAGGCTCTGATGGAGCAGGATCCGGGGTATATGGATCAGCTGGAAGCATTGCCGCCGAAACTCCGGGAGGCATGGCTTAACGGAAACTGGGATATATTCGAGGGTCAGTTTTTTGAGGATTTCATAGAAGAACCATCCGAAAAAAAAGCATTTGAGCTTGGGACGACGGTGGAGGATCTGAAGAAGAATGGGCAGTGGGTACATGTGATAGAGCCATTTGACATTCCGAAGCAGTGGACGATCACAAGATCTTTTGACTGGGGTTATTCAAAACCGTTTAGCTGCGGATGGTGGGCGACCGATTTTGATGGATGTGTATACCGGATATTAGAGCTGTATGGATGTACACAGACTCCGAATGAGGGTGTGAAGTGGGAACCAAATAAAGTATTTTCAAAGATCAAAGAGATTGAGACAACACATCCATGGCTGCAGGGAAGGCAGATCAATGGAGTGGCAGACCCGGCAATATGGGATGCAGAGACAGGAGAATCCATAGAAGAGATGGCAGCCAGACATGGTGTGTATTTCAACAAAGCGGATAATGCCAGGATACCTGGATGGATGCAGATGCATTACCGACTGGCATTTGATGAGAATGGTTATCCCATGATGTATGTGTTTTCGAATTGTAAGGCATTCATACGGACGATTCCGCTGATGGTATATGACCAGACAAAAGTTGAAGATCTGGATACAACGATGGAGGATCATGTAGCAGATGAGAGCAGGTATTTCTGTATGAGTCGTCCGATTCAGCCACGCGTAAAACATGAAATCAAAGAAGTTCTGGACGATCCGCTGAATATGATTGCGGATGCAAGAAAGGAGAAGTATGGAAGGTAACACAATGCAGGAAGTACCACAGCAGGTACAGAAGAAAATCGGTATTAATGAACTGAGAAAAGCCTCGGCAATATTGCAGAAGTACAAAGACGGAAAGAAGAATCTGGAAAACAAAATCATTCAGAACGAGGAATGGTGGAAACTCCGTCACTGGAAGCAGATGAAGAATGATGGAAATACTCCGGCTACGAATGCCAATGATCCAGAGCCTGCGAGTGGATGGCTGTTCAATTCCATCATAGGAAAACATGCGGATGCAATGGATGCTTATCCGGAACCAAACATATTGCCAAGAAGCAGCGAAGACCAGCAGGAAGCATATATGCTGTCTTCTATTGTGCCGGTAGTGTTGGAACAGAACAAATTTGAGGATACTTATTCAGATGCCATGTGGTACAAATTGAAACAGGGGACAACGGCATATGGAGTGTTCTGGGATGCTACAAAACTGAATGGACTGGGAGATATCAGCATCAAAAAGATAGATCTTCTGAATATTTACTGGGAGCCTGGGATCACGGATATACAGAAATCTAGGAACCTGTTTATTGTTGAGGCTGTGGACAACGAAGTACTGGAGGAAAATTATCCTCAACTGAAAGGAAAACTGGGGAAAAGTGCTATTGATGCAGCACATTATATCTATGATGACGCGGTTGATACGACAGAAAAAAGTATCGTAGTTGACTGGTATTATCACAAAATGGAGGGAAACAAGAGGGTACTGCAGTACTGCAAGTATGTAAATGATACAGTCCTGTATGCGTCTGAGGATGATATTGAACAGAAGACAGAACAGGTGAGCATTCCGCAGACGGACCCGGAAGGAAATCCAATGGTTCAGCCGGATGCTATGGGAAACGAGCAGCAGATTGTCGTGCAGAAGGAGATGCCGGTAGCAGGGTCATCCACTGCGGAAAAAGGATGGTATGAACACGGACTGTATCCGGTAGTATTTGACACGCTGTTTCCGGAAGAGGGAACCTGCTACGGATTTGGATACATTGATGTCTGCAGGGAGGCACAGAAGTACATTGATATACTGGGTCAGGCAATCCTGAAGAATACGGTCATGAGGGCGACTCCGAGATATTTTGCGAGAAATGATGGAAGCGTGAATGAGGAAGAATTTGCAGATTGGACAAAGCCAATAGTTCACACCAATGGAAGTCTGGGAGAAGAGGCACTGAAACAGATTGAAGTCATACCAGTTGATTCAGTTTCGCTGAGCGTACTGGAGAGCAAGATCAATGAAATGAAAGAAGTATCTGGAAACCGGGATGTGAACAATGGAGGAACGACCAGTGGTGTCACAGCGGCAAGCGCCATTGCGGCAATGCAGGAATCTTCCGGCAAGACTTCCAGGGATGCGACAAAAGCATCATACAGGGTATATGAGCAGATCGTGAATCTGGTAATAGAGTTGATCAGGCAGTTCTATGATCTTCCGCGACAGTTCCGTATTGTGGGGGAGGATGGCACTAATCAGTACGTGCAGTATTCGAATGAAGGACTGAAACCACAGGAGCAGGGAAACGATTTTGGTGTGGATCTTGGAGTGAGACTTCCGGTCTTTGACATCAAAGTATCTGCGCAGAAACAGAATCCATACAGCAAAGTGTCACAGAATGAGCTTGCATTACAACTCTTCCAGTTGGGAATGTTCAATCCTCAGCTCGCTGATCAGGCACTGGCCACAGTGAACATGATGGACTTTGATGATAAACAGAAGGTGCTTAATACAATCCAGAGTAACGGCACCATGTATCAGCAGATGATCATGATGCAGCAGCAGATGCTTCAGATGGCGCAGATCATAGATAAATTACAGGGGACAAACATGGCCGAGCAGATGGCAGCAGGGATCACAGGACAGCCGATGATATCCTCTGGATCTGGAGAAAAAGTGAAACTGACGCAGGCAGATCCAGCCGGAAATGTGAAAGAAGAAAATAAAGTAGTAGAAGATGCCAGGGCACAGTCCCAGGCAAGCAGTCAGCCGAGGTAGAAGAATGATAACGATAGAATACAGGAAAAATCAGGGACGCAGCATAAAGGTGGAAGGACACGCAAACAGTGCGCCTTACGGAGAGGATCTGGTATGTGCAGCAGCAAGCGTGCTGCTCTATACGTTAATTCAGAATATGACGATATTGGAGAGTCAGGGACGTGTGAGAGGATTAAAGACTGTGGAGAGACAAGGAAATGGAGAAGTATCTTACGAAGAAGCAACGGATGAGAATGCGGAGGCGATAGCAACTTGCATCTTCAGCACGATATGGAATGGTTATATGGTTCTGGAAAAAAATTTTCCGGATTTCGTAAAATGTGTTTTCGTGGGTTAGAGAGAAAAAAAGGAAGACGATATAGTAATGATACAGGGCTCGTATCCCAAACTACAGGAGGCAATTATGAAAAGTAAAATGAATCTGCAGCTTTTTGGAGAAGGCGGCGACGGAGGCGCACCGGGCGCAGCAGAAGGCGGAGCAGCAGAGGCAGCAGTATCCCAGGTCGCTGCAGGGAAGAAGACGTCGAGTAATCCCCTGGCAAATGTCCAGTACGGAATCCAGGAAGGAAAAGAAGCGGAGGCCGACGCCGCACAGGTAGTCACACCCGAAGAAACACCGCCGGATCGGAAAACAGAGTTTGAAAAGCTGATCAAAGGTGAATATAAGGAACAGTATGATGAAAGAGTTCAGGCTGTCTTGAATAAACGTTTTAAAACGCAGGGATTGCTGGAAGAGAGACAGCGTCAGATGGCACCGATCATGGATATTCTGGCTCAGAAATACGGAGTTGATACCACAGATGGGATCGACTATGAAAAGCTGAGACAGGCAATCTATGATGATGATACTTACTACGAGGAAGAAGCTCTGCAGAAAGGAATTCCGGTAGCTGCTCTGAAAGAAATGAAGAGAATGGAGCGGGAGAACAAGGAGTTCAAACAGGCAATGGCCGAGAGGCAGAGGGAAGATGCCAACCACAAAGCATATGAATCTCTCCTGAAACAGTCTGATGAGGTCAAAAAACTGTATCCGGGCTTTGATCTTGCCACAGAAATGGATAACCAGAATTTTGCAAGACTGATTGCAGCCAATGTGGATGCAAGAACAGCCTATGAGGTTGTACATAGAGACGAGATCCAGCCCGCAATGGCACAGTATGTTGCACAGCGTACCGCTCAGAAGATTGCACAGAATATTCAGTCTGGAAACACCCGGCCGACTGAAAATGGAGCGGCAACTTCCGGCGGAATTGTAGCAAAGACGGATGTGAGCAAGCTTACCAGAGAAGATCGCGCAGAGATTATGCGCAGAGTGGCAAAAGGGGAAAGGATTAAATTCTGATCTTTCCCCGGAAAGGAAAGAGATGAAAGAAAGAATTATTAAAATTGTGAATCTGCAGCTGTTTGCAGAAGTAAACATGAATGTCCAGACTACCGGAACATCTGCTCTGAGTGCGGAGATGAAGACATTCTATGATATGACACTGATTGATCTGGCAGAACCGGAGCTGGTGCATGCACAGTTCGGACAGAAGAGACCGATTCCGAAGAATGGAGGAAAGATTATCGAATTCCGTCAGTTCTCCAGTCTTCCGAAGGCACTGACTCCGCTGACTGAGGGTGTAACCCCGAATGGAAGAAATCTCACGGTAACTGCAAAAACAGCCACTGTCAGTCAGTTCGGTGATTATATTACAGTATCTGACCTGCTGGAACTGACATCTATTGATCCCGTGATCGTGGAGGCTACCAAGCTGACTGGATCGCAGGCAGGAAGAACACTTGATACGATCGTACGTAATATCCTTGTGGGTGGAACCAATGTATATTATCAGCCCAAATCTGCGGGTACAGCGGTAACTAGCAGAGCAGGACTGGATGCTACCTGTACACTGACTCCGGCAACAGTAAGAAAAGTGGCAGGGCTACTGAAACGCGTCAATGCGAAAACGATTGACGGAAAGTATGTGGCAATCATTCACCCGGATGTAGCAACAGACCTGCAGGGAACTACAGAATGGCAGGAAGCACAGAAATATGTGCATCCGGAGAATATCTACAACGGAGAGATTGGCGAACTGTATGGAGTCCGTTTCGTCGAGACCTCTGAGGCTAAGATCTGGAACAATAAAACCAATGATGGAACTCCAGAGGGACTGGCCGTATATGGATGCCTGTTCCTGGGAGCGAATGCATACGGAGTAACAGATATCGAAGGTGGCGGACTGGAGCACATTGTGAAACAGAAAGGTTCTGCCGGTACAGCCGATCCTCTGAATCAGAGAAGCACGATTGGCTGGAAAGAGAATGGATATACAGCCTGCAGACTGGTAGAGGAATATATGGTCCGGGTGGAGTGTACAAGCTCACTGTCTGCAAGTGCAGAGGCAAATTAAGGAGGCTATATGGCAGAGAAAAAAGAAATGGAAGTGGATTCTGAAAATGTGGAAGTGGCTTCTGAAAATGCGAAGGCAGCTAACAAAAAAGTGGAAGTATATCTTCCGAGACTGAGAGAAGAAAAGAATCAGGATGTCTGGGTGTGTGTGAATGGAAAAGGAATTCTGATCAAACGTGGTGAGCGGGTAATGGTAGATCCGGAATACGCAGAAGTCCTGAAACATTCAGAACAGGCTGATGACGTAGCATATGATTATTTGAACAAATTGGAAGCGTCCAACTAAACAAGGAGGCGGGAGGGAGTGATTTTCCTCCCGCCTTTTTTCATGGAGGAAGTATGAGGTTAGTAGAAGCAATAGGAAATGTAGATTCACTGAAAAAAAATCAGGTGACGGATGATGTGAAACGAAAATGGTTGTCTGATCTTGAAGGCCTGATTATACAGGAAATAATCCTGACGCATGAGATTCCGGTCAGACTGGCAGAAAATGAAGCGGTGAATACTTATGTGAAAACAGAGGGAACAGAAGACGTATATGGCGCTGAGACAGACGGAGAAACACTGCTTCTGGCACCTCCGCCATATGATGATGTGTATTTTTGGTGGCTGGCAGCAAAGATTGATATGGCAACAGGGGATACGAAAAAATATGAAAGTGATACACAGATGTATAACAATGCATACCTGACTTTGCAGGATTTCTGGAACAGGACGTATATGCCGGTGCAGAAAGTATGCGGATTCATGAGGGGAGCAGCGTGTGGAATGAGGAGGGAGCAGGATGTATCTTCCACAGATAGAACAGAAGAATAACAACAGGAGCTATATCAATATTTTCAAGGGATATAACCACAACAGGCGGATTGATGATGCCGAGTTCTATGACATGAAGAACATGACTGCAGATGAATATCCGATTCTGACATCCAGAGATCCAAGACCTTGTGTACTGAATATCGCATCGGATGAGTATGAGGATGTATCAATTTCAGTGACGAAAGAATTTATCGTGGATTCTCTTTCACTGCAGTATGCACGGTATGTGATTACGTTTACCGGTCTGGAGAACAATGAATATATCTTCACCTACACAGTGAATACAGACTATGTGGGAAAGGTAGCAAAGACATATACAGGTGTGAAAGTCAACAGCTATTCGGACGGGAAAGATATGCTGACAATTCCGGCAGGAACAAAAGAATCGAAGCTGGTGCTCCTGGCATATCAGAAAGACGGAGCAACCGGATGGACAGAAGAAAATCTGAACCTGTTTCTGAGTGGATTCCAGATCCAGAGACATAACAAGATAATCAGAGGAATTCTTCTGAAGCAGGGAAAACTGGCATACATGATTGGAAGTACCTTGTACTGGAACAAAAAAAGATATGATTTCTCAAAGTGGTCAAAGGGAGATACAGAAGTGCAGCTGATTTCGTTTGGCGCATATATTCTGATCTTCCCGGAAGGCCTGTATCTGAATACACAGGATACAGCGGATTATGGCTGGCTGGGAGCCAGGTATGTATCTGCAGGGGACAAGATCACATATTCACTCAGCAATATGTCCGGAGGAGCAATCAATTATACGTTATCTTCCAGTGCACCGCAGGATCCGGAAGACGGGAAATACTGGATGAAGCAGTCTGACGAAGGGGATGTACTGTATCAGTGGTCGGAGACCATGGCCATGTGGGTGGCGGTGACAACTACCTACATCAAGATTTTGGTGGAGGGATCTGGAGCAAAAGCGGAAAAGGGACTGTTTGAACAATATGATTCCATCAGGATCTCAGGAGCGTCTGTATCTGATCTGAATGTGGTGAATATCATCAGAGATGTGGGAGAGACCACAAATGGGTTCTACCTTCTCGTGACAGGCAGTATCCGGCAGGTTATTACACAGAATACGTCTGCAACAGCAAAGGTGACATTCGAACGTCAGATTCCAACACTGGATCATGTATGCGTATCCAATAACCGGGTGTGGGGATGCCACTATGGACCGACAGAGGAAGAAGAGTGCGTAAATGAAATCTATGCATGCAAGTTAGGTGATCCGAAAAATTGGTACAGCTATATGGGAACGGCCAGAGACTCATATGCGTTGTCCATGGGAGAAGACGGAGAATTTACGGGTGCTTATACATATCAGGGGTATCCGCTGTTTTTTAAAGAAAATAACGTATACAAGATCTATGGAACCTATCCTGCAGCATATCAGCTGGTGACCTATGACTGCAGGGGACTGCAGAAGGGAAGCAGTAAAAGCCTGGCAATTGTGGATGAGTATCTGGTGTATAAGAGCGTGAACGATATCTGTGTGTTCGATGGTAACTATCCAATGTCCCTGTCTGCAAAGCTTGGGAAACGTGTATTCACGGAAGCGGCAGCAGGATCGTTCATGAGCAAATATTACATATCCATGAAGGATGAGCATGGGAAGGCGGCAATCTATGTATATGATTTTACTGCGAATCAGTGGATGAAGGACGAAGATCTGGACATTGATGAGTTCATCAGCACGAAGAGCGGTCATCTGTATGGAAGGACCAAGGTTAATGTCATAGGATTTGGCAATGCGAGTGATGATCTGGGTCTGGAAAAGGAAGATGAGCCGGAAGGAAAAGTGAGCTGGTATCTGGAATCCGGAGAGCTGGGGCATAATTCGCCGGATCCGAAACAGATGTCACGGATTGCAATCCGGGCAGCACTGGACTTTGGAGCCATGCTGAAACTGAGCATCAGTTACGATGATGAGAGCAGGTGGCATGAGCAGACGCTCGAAAAGGGCTTTGAAACTGGAGATGGAAGAATACGAACCTACGTGTTTCCAATCATACCGGCAATGTGCGACACAATGAAATACAGGATCAGTGGAGTGGGAAAGGCACGAATCTACAGTATAGCCATGCAGGTGGAAGATGGAGGAGAAATCTGATGAGTTTTGAAGCGGAAGCATTAAGAATAAAAACACAGACACCGGAAAAACAGATTGAGGAGATCAGAAGGTGGGCGCAGAAGCTGATTGAACTTCTGAATTATTCTCTGAATCATCTTGACGATACAAATTTTAATTCAGATTTGGCAGGAAACGTGGCAGGGACAGAGATCAATGAGGCAGTGCAGGAGGCTCTGGACAGCAATTATAAAGATCTGCGTTCGCTGACAATAGCCAGGACGAAAGGATCTGTGACAGAGAATGCCGGTCATGTAGTGATCGGAGATGCAAAGGTATGCTGGGGAACAGTAGAAGTAAACACAGTAACAGAAAACGTGGCGGCATCTGTAAGGGTACAATTCCCATTCGTATATAGGAATTCGCCAAATGTGCAGGTAACTGTACAGAATTCTGATCCAGGGACGAGAGTAAAGGGATGCTCCAGTGACAATGTAACGGAGTCTGCTTGCGATATCTGTGTAACAAGGACAAATATAGGAAGAACAAAGGCGTCGTGGCTTGCGTTCGGAAAGTGAGGACGAATGGAAAAATTAAACCTTCAGCTGTTCGCGTCCAGTTATTCTACATCTAATACGAAAGATGAAGAGACTACCACAACGACGACCAGCACATCCAAGAAAGGTGGAAGCACTTCCACCACTGTGACAAATAATGCGGCAGGTAAGGTAGATCCGGCAACTCAGCAGAAATATGATCAGCTGAAACAGGGATACACACCATCTGACCGGGTGAATGAAGCGTACAAGAAACTGCAGGATACACTGAACAGCAAACCGGGTGATTTTGCATCGGGGTATACAGGTGCATTAAACGATCTGTATTCAAAGATCATGGGAAGAGAAAAATTCACCTATGACATGAATAAGGACATGCTGTACCAACAGTATAAGGATCAGTTCGTAAGAAACGGGCAGCAGGCCATGCAAGATACATTAGGACAGGCTGCAAGCCTGACAGGTGGATATGATAACTCTTATGCACAGTCAGCGGCACAGCAGACTTATCAGGGGTATATGGCACAGCTCAATGACAAGGTACCGGAATTGTACCAGTCGGCATTGAACAGATACCAGCAGGAGGGTGATGAGCTGTATAAGAAATTCTCCATGGCACAGGAAATGTACGATAAGGATTATAACCAGTATCGTGATAAAGTGTCAGACTGGCATTCAGACAGAGAATATGCAAGCAGCGCATATGACTCTGAACGGAATTTTGATTATAACGATTTCCAGAACATGCTTAATTTCTTCCAGACGGAGGTATGGAATCAGAAGCATGCGGTATCTGAATCCAAGACGGACAGCAGTTACTGGGAGAAGAGCGACAGCACAACGACGTCGCATAGCACTAAGAACAGCAGTACGACGACGAAGACTACTACAAGTGGTTCTGGCTCTGGATCTGGTTCTGGATCAAGTAAGAAAAGCAGCCCGAAAGTATATGTATCTTCTTATGAGGAGGCTTGTGCATATCTGAATAACAACGGAATGAAGAGTAAAGTTGGAAAAGTTATGACCAAAAGAGAATTCCAGAGAGGATATAAAGCATCAGAAGGATACAGCAGTTATGAAGATTATCTGAACAGTATGTGTGGATTGAAATAGGAGAGCGTATGAGCAGAGTATCATCAATTGAAAATAACCTGGAAGTAATTAGAAACAGAAGAAAGAAGCACGAGGAAAATTCGAATGCGGATCAGGAGTTCCGGGAGGGAAGAATATCATATTCGGATTTTCTGAAAAATCAGGAAAAATACGGATCCGGAGATCCGGGAATTACAGGTTCCACCACTGACGAGGTGGAACCGAAAGAAAGAAGTCAGAAATACTGGGCATGGCAGCAGGAGAACAATGCCCTGCTTGATGAGTTCAACGAATATGAAGGTACTGGAAGATATCAGACTCAGAAACAGCATGATGATTATTATAAGAGACTGAAAACCCAGCTTGGAAAAGCAGTAACCATGAGGAAGTCCGATGCCTATTACAATGACGAGATTGATGAGGCGGTAGATCAGCTGTCAAAAGCAATTCAGTCTAATACTAAGGGGAGGGAATATTACAAAAAATGGGACGATGAAGAGTCTTATCAGCAGGATAAGAAGCAGAAAGAGGAAGAGTATCAGAGCTATCTGCAGAAGATGAAAGAGCAGGAAGAGGCTGCCAAAAGAGCAGAAGAGTATAAGCAGTATCTGGATAATCTGAAGAACCAGGACATGGATAGTCTGCAGACACAGTTAAAGGACACAAATGATAAATTGAATAATGTATGGGGTGCATACGATTTTGATGCTCTTCGGGATAAAAAGACAGAGCTTAAGTCTGCAATACTGGAAAAGCAGAAAGAAGAGGCTGCAGCAGAAAAAGAAAAGATATCAGCACAGTATGAGAATCTGAGAAATAGTGAAGATTTCGGAGAAAAGTCGCAGTATCAGTCAACTGCATCGGACAGACCAACAGTGTTGGCAAGACTTACTGGAAATGATGCCTGGGGAGTAAATCATGATATTGGGGATGAAGAATATGAGTATATCAATAATGAGAACCTGAGGGATGAAATCAAAAATAAATATAGTACATACGGAAATGATACAGGAAACAGAAGCAGCAAGTATGAACGTCTGGGCTATGATTATGTAAGTGATGAAGAAAAGCAGATATATAATTATCTCTATTCTACAAAAGGGAAAAAAGATGCAGAAAAATATTTGGATTCACTAGATCTGACAGCACGTATGACAGAGGACTATGGGGAACGGTTTGCGGATGTAACAAGAAGACATCCGATAGCGGCAAGTGCGTTGTCTGTGCCGATGGGAATTCAGAGTGGACTTGGATTTGTTAAAGATACCGCAGATTTTATTTCAGGCAAAGGAATAGATGAACATTCATATTACAATCTGAATGCCAATATGCAGAATAAAATCAGAGATACGGTGTCAGAAGAAATTCAGAAAGCTGTAGAAGGGACATGGGGAGAAGCAGGATCAGCAAGTTATGGAATAGGAATGAGTATGGCTGATTATCTTGCAACCACAGCAATTACAGGAGGAAACAGTGCGCTGTCTCTGGCAATTATGGGGAGTCGTGCAGCAGCACAGGGGGTCATTGATGCAAAAGAAAGAGGAGTTTCTGATACACAGGCTTTTTTAACTGGAGCAGCACAGGGAATTGCAGAAATTGCGTTTGAAAAAATTTCACTGGAGCAGTTGAAATATTTTCATCAGCAAGGAGCATCCGATATTGCAGGAGTAATAAAAAATATTTTGAAAGGCTCCTTTACAGAAGGATCGGAGGAATTCTTTACCAGTGTGGCAAATGCAATTACTGATGGACTAATTAATGGTGGAATGTCAGAGATTGATACTAATATAGATCAATATATGCAGAATGGTCATACGGCAGAAGATGCCAAGAAGTTGGCAACAGAAGATTTTGTAAAACAGCTGGGAATGGATTTTATCGGCGGCGCTGTGAGTGGTGGAATTATGTCCGGTGTGGCAACAGGACTGAATTACGGACAGGAGGGAACACTTCCAGAAAATCCGACGAATGTTCAGCCAGGATCAGAAGTTGCGCCGGCGCAAAATCAGGAAGTGAAAGTAGACGTTCCGGAAGGAACAGCACCTGTGCGGGAGACATCCACAAATTATAAACAGCATATGGTGGATGTTGCCCTGGAAAACGGAAAAATATCAGATTCTTATGCGGACACTATCCGGGATGATGCGGAAATGAAAGCAGCACTGGAGGAAAAGACCGGAGTCAGTATTGAAGGAACAGAGGCAGAACAGAGAAATACCATTAAAGCTCTGGTGGAGACCTATGCAAGAACACAGGGAACGGGCGCAGGAGCCACAGAAACGAACGGAAAGGGAATTAATGAAGAAGTACAGGGAGCGGACAGAAAAACCGGAGAATGGGCACCACAGGACGAGCAGATAAGGAAGATGGCAGAACTTGCCGGAGATGGTGACAGTCAGGAGGTATCAGAAAATTTTCTGAAAAATTATAACGGCAATCTGGAAGCAGAAGATTATGCGAAAGCATATGATCTGTTCTACTCTGCCGGAAAGAACGGAGTTACGCTGTCTGATGCCATGAGATCTGGAAATATGTTTGCGGAAGTGGCAGGTACGCAAGCCATGAAAGATGCATGGAATATGGGACTGAAAGCCAGAAATGCACAGGATCAGCAGATTCAGCTGATGCGAAAACAGCAGGAAAAAGCGGGACAGGGTCTGTATGTTGATGAGGTGATGGAAGACGGACCCATGAAGGAACTGCAGAAAGCAGTTGCGGAGAAGACCGGTATTGATATCACGAGAGTCAGGAGTCTTCCGCATGATGCCAACGGAATGTTCATTCCATCCATGATGTCCATGGTTCTTTCCACAAATGGAACGAATGAGTATACTTCAATGATCCATGAGCTGGGAGAGTTTGGTCTTACATATGATCGTGCCGGAATGAAGTCCGTGCAGGATGCCATGATACAGTGGTGGGCAGGAAAGAACGGAGTAGAAGGTCTGTCTGACATGAATGAACTGGTATCAGAGTACCAGAAGCGTTATGAGAAGGCAGAAGGAAGCAAGACTAATTCTCAGGCCATGGATGAGATGATCAATGATGCTATGGGTGGATTGTTCTCATCGGATCAGGGTGTGGAAGAGTTCGTAAACTGGGTGCAGAAAGATTCCGGAATGGAAAGCGGAAAGCAGAAGACAGTCCTGCAAAACATGGCGGATATATTGAAAAGTCTGGTAGATTCCATCAAAAATATCCTGAGCGGCAGCAGGCTGACCAAGGCAGCGAAGACAGCTCTGCAGATGGAAGAAGACCAGGCAACAAAGATCCGGCAGAGATTCCTGGAGGTAATTGACCGCGCGTCAGAAAATGCGCAGACGAAGGGCGAGTATGTATCCGAAAAGCAGGTAAATTATGAACTGAAAGGTACAGATGAAGACGGCGTTGAAGTATATGAGACCAGTGATGATGTGAAGAATCTGACGTTGAAAGAAAGAAAAGCAAAACTGCTGGATACGATGATTAATCAGTATAAAGGGCGGACTGCGAAATTCACCAGGGACGGAGAAACCTATTACGCACAGTACAATAATAAGGGAATAAACAAAGGTATTTTTGGCGACAAAAAATCGGATATGAGTGGTTTGAAAGCAAAGGTCAATATAGGGGCAGATGGAAACTATATTGAACTGGCAGAAAATGCGTTATATTCAGGATCGGCAAAAGAATCAGGCAAAAGTAATAAGTTTCATCGAGATGCGAAGACGTGGGATTATTATGTAAAGACGATACGAAGTGATGGAAAAGACTACGATGTTTTGATTAATGTGAAAAATACAGAAAAAGATCATTATGTGTATGATATTACACTACGTAAAAAAAGCACCACCCCCTTCGTGCAGCAACTTAATCCGCACTTAAGCTCGGGGGCCGATGCTTCTACCAATAATATAGCATCGCAGGTCAAGAGTGTCAATGAAGAAACAAAGTTTTCCTTAAAAGAAGAGGTTGAAGAAACAAAGGATCTGATTGCAGTACATAATCTGAACGAAGAAAATCTTTTGAAAACTCTTAAGTTGGGAAGTTTTCCGATGCCAAGCATCGCAATCACCAAGACGAAAATGGGACATAATGGATTCGGTGATATTTCTGTAGTATTCGGAAAGGAAACTATTGATCCTGCAAATAAGAAAAACAAAGTGTATGGAGCTGATGCGTGGACACCAACGTTTCCGAGGATTGAAAATAGTGTAAATGAGGATGTGTACTACAGGGTGCTGAATAAGATTCAGGCAGATATGAAAGGAACAATGCCAGAATATCTGGAGCAGGAAGCAAAGAGATTTGTAAGTACGCGAATGGGAAATGCGGAAACAGATGGAATGGACGGAGTTGTAAAAGCGGCCAAGTATAGTACAGCAATGAAAGCAGCGTTCCTCGCAGATCAGGGAATCGAGGTAGAAGATCGCAAGCAGCAGATACAAAAAGCCAATATAAGTCCAGAAACAGAAAGCCTGTATAAAAGTCTATTGAAGTCAGTAGAAAATTCAGAAGAACTGGAAAAGGTTGTGAATTCTGATATGCCGTTAAAAGAGATTAGGGATGACTATGGAGCCGAACTGGCCAATGCGTTTGCAAAAGCTAAAATTGAAGATGGCATGGAACCGCAGGAAGCATATAAACGAGCATATAGAATGTTGGAAAAAGGATTCCTGCTTGCAAATATGATAAAGAAATTCCAGGGCGCATTTGATTATCAGAAAAATGGAATTCAGTATTCGACGGAAACTGTCCGTGATACAGATGGGATTAAGCAGGAAATTGACTCACAGGTGGATGAATCAGAATATGAGTCATGGATCAGAAAACTGTATGATGGACTGGTAGAAGGTCAGGGCGTTCCAAATAACAAAGATCCATTCACATCAAGTGGAAGGAAGAGAAGCTTCCAAGAACTCCATTATGATGTAACACCGGAGGGAATAGTTAAATCCATGCTGTCACAGGGAAATGGTGATGGCAAAAATGTGTCTGGATTTCAGGGAATCAAAACAGTAAGGGCAGCAGCGTCATCTGAATTTGACAGTATAGCAGATATTCATTCTTCAGAGGGAAGAATCCAGAATCTGACGGAGGAACAGTTTGATGATAATCTGAATAAATTGAGTAATAGGCTGACAGAGGCAATCGCAAGTATTGTAAAAAGAACAGGAGCTACGGGAGTAACAGCTGCAGACAATGTGGGAGAGATTGTTGTAGAAGCGGCAGGAAAGAAACGGTTTTCAGAAAATGTACTCAGGAAGACATTTGAAAAATATCCGTACTGGAAAGTGTCAGAGCAGGAGATTGCGGAAATTGCAAATATCATAAATGAAACCAGAGAAATGCCAGTAAATCTTTTTGAGGCAAAACCTCAGAGAACAGTAGGATTTGATGAAATTAAGGCTATTGTTATGCCGGAAAATGAAGCATTGACAGCTAAACTTCATGAGGCGGGAATAGAAAATATTGTGACATATGATGGAACGGAAACTGATCGTTTGCAGAAGCTGAATAATCTGGAAGATGTGCAGTTCTCACTTCCGGAAGAAAATGAGGATTTGAGAAGGAAGAATGAGAATCTGGTCAGAGAAAATGAAAAATACCGGACCGTGATCCAGGATCTGCGGGCGAGAATTGGAGCCAATGAACCGCTCACAACGCAGATTAGCCAGAAGAGTATTGATAGAATAGTGAATGGTATCTACAAAGATTTCAAGAGCAGTTATGATAAGGGAACGTTCAAAAGTAAGTTATCAGCATTTCTGAATGATGTGGCTTCCGGAAAAGCAGAGAGCAGGGATAATTTCACTTATATGGCAGAACAGATCCTCAGGCCGGTTATTGAAGAATCACAGAATAATCTGGAACTGTCAGACTATGCAAAAGATGTTCTTAAAGATATCCGGGAAACAAAGATTTCGTTGGACAGTGTGCAGAAGGAAGAGGTAGCCAATGCATTTGGAAGCTACAATGAATTCAGAAAGGCTACATTCGGAAGGCTGAGCTTGTCGAATGAAGGAGTACCACTGGATAGTATGTGGCAGGAATGGTCAGCCAGATATCCGGAGCTGTTTGATGGAAATATGAATTCAGCAGATCAGGCAAATGCGCTGGCAGATATTGTGAGTAACCTGAAAGAAGATTATGTCAATGACTATGGGTTCAGCATTGAAGATGCAACTTCTTTTGCTGCAGCGGAGCTGATGGAGGAATATGAGAATCTTCCGGAAATCAGAAAACTGGATAAAGGAAAAGACAGTATTGATTTCAGAATCAAGTACAGGAGACTGATCAATGAGATCAAGAATGAATACAAGGCCAGTTATGAAAATCAGATTAAGGAATTGAAACAAGAGAATATCGAAACCAGAAGAGATATGTCTGAGCAGATGGAACGTCAGAAAGCCAAGATGCGTGAGCGGCAGAGGGAGACGCGTGAGCAGCGCAGGGTGAATGAGATAAGAAAGAAATATCGCAATCGGATTGAAAAAAACACCAAGACGATGCTCAGATGGTTTGAGAACAATACCGAAAAGCAGCACATTCCAGAAGTGTTGAAAAAACCGGCAGCAGAATTTCTGACGAGCTTGAATTTCCTGCATTCCAACGGAGATTATAACAGTAATGAAAACATTCAGCTGAAGCTGAGATTGAATGATCTGTTCAGAAGTCTTTCAGGAATGGGAGATGGAGATGCAGATTTTATCAATCGAATGGATCCGGATCTGCTTCCGATGATGAATGAATATCTTACGGAATCAGGGGATACATCAGTTCCGGAACTTGAAACAAAGCAGATGGAGAAGCTTGATTTTATTGTAAATAGTCTGAAAGAGACCGTGACCAAGGCTAATAAGTTGTATCAGAATGCTTTGTATGAAGATGCATATCAGGCGGGAGCAGATACAATTAGTCAACTACAGAGCCGGAAAATGAAAAATGATAAAAGTGGCTTGGTTGGCATGGCAGATCGGCTGCTTAATACGGAAATGCTGGATCCATATTCCTACTTCAGAAGAATGGGAAAAGCGGGATTTTCTGTCTACAAAGAAATTAGAAACGGATTTAATGAAAGAACATGGAAACTGCAGAAGGCACAGAATTTCATGGAAGAAACATTGAACGGTCAGAAAATTAAAAAGTGGACAGGTAAGAATGCAACATTACACGAAGTGCAGATTGGCCAGGAAAAAGTGAAATTGACAACGGGACAGATTATGAATCTGTATGTGCTGGCACAGCGGCCGCAGGCATTGACACATCTAACAGCAAAGGGTGGAGGATTTACGATAACAGATCTGACCAACAGTCAGAAAAGAGCAGAGAGAGTGCTTCGAGTCACTTCGGCAGATATTGACATAATCACAGATCTGCTGACGCCGGAGCAAAAGCAGGTAGCAGGAAAGATGCAGAAGTTCCTTGCGCAGGAATGTGCAGACTGGGGGAATGAAGTATCCATGAAAATGTATGGTTATAAGAAATTCGGCGAAAAGACCTATTGGCCGATCCAGACGAACGATAACTTCGGAAAAGCAAAGAACATGGAACAGAAAGGAAATCAGTCTTCACTGTATGCAATCCGGAATCAGGGAATGACCAAGAGTCTGGTAAAGAATGCGAGCAATCCTATTGTTGTTGGAGATATTTTCGACGTATTTACAGACCATGTATGCAATATGGCTAATTACAATGCGTTTACGGTCCCGCTGTCTGATGCCATGGTATGGTATAATCACCAGAACAGAACGGATACAGGAATTGCAATGGAATCTGTCAGAGAAGAAATGGAGAGGGCTTTCGGCAGGGGTGCAAAGAGTTATTTCATTAACCTCATTAAAGATGTCAATGGTGAAGTGACAAAAGGATATGGATCGGAAATTTCCGACAGCTTTACGGGTCGGTATAAGGCAGCGGCAGTAGGAGCGAACCTTCGTGTAGTAATTCAGCAGCCGACGGCATACATGAGAGCCATGGCGGTGATGGACCCGAAATATCTTATGAAAGCAGCCATGATGAAACCTGCGATCAAGGAATCACAGGACAACAGTGCAATTGCCAAGTGGAAGTCATGGGGATATTTTGAGACAGGTATTGGGCAGTCTATGAAGAATGTGCTGACAGATCAGGCAACACCGCTGGAAAAGATGACAGAAGCCAGCATGTGGGCTGCAGGAAAGGCGGATGACATTACCTGGGGAGTTCTGTGGAATGCAGTAAAAGCAGAGGTACAGGACCAGAATCCGGGGATTGATGTGAAATCAGAAGAATATCTGAAGCTTGTGCAGGATCGGTTCGACGATGTGGTAGACCAGACACAGGTGGTAGATACTGTGCTGCACAGAAGCCAGATCATGAGAAGCAGCAACGGAGCAGTAAAGATGGCGACATCATTCATGGCAGAGCCTACAAAGTCATTCAATCTCCTCAGAACGAGGATGACAGAAGTAGCAGCATCCATGTACCAAGATAAATTACGCGGGGTCAAGAATTCAAAAGCCACGAAGGCAGCAAGAAAAGATTTGGCCAGATCAGTGGTATCACTTGGGTTGACAGCAGTGGCAACGTCAGCGGCATCGGCAATCATTGATGGAGTACGGGATGATGACGACGACAAGGACTACATGGAGAAGTGGATGGATTCTTTTGTTGCAAACATGGCGGACAATACGAATATCTTTGGTCAGATTCCATACGTGAAGGAAGTGTTTTCCATGGTACAGGGATATGATTCAGAACGAATGGATATGGCAGGAATCTCCAATCTGATCACGTCGGCTCAGGAAGCGTATAAGTACGCCAACGGAGACAGCAAAAAGACTATGTATGGAGTCATTAAAGGAGTGGTGAGAGGATTATCTCAGGTGCTGGGAGTACCGGCATATAATACACTCCGGGAAATCGAATCAATACATAATGCAGTGGCAAAGGAGCCGTGGGACACAAAAAAGCTGACAAAAAAGACAGCACTGGCGCGGTTGGATAAAGCTGCACAAAATGGAGATGAAGACCTGCAGAAAAAATATCTGCAGTATCTGTCAGATGAATATGACAAGAAAAAAGAACAGGAGCTGGCGAATGGAAAAAAAGCAGAAGATGCAGCCAAAGCAGCGCGATCCGCACTGATGAATTCTGTAACCAGTTATTTCAAACCATTGTACCAGGCAGGAAATACACAGGAAAAAATAAGAATTAAAAATCTGATCTTTAAAATTGGTGTTGATGGCAAACAGTTGTATAAAAATTATGACTGGAAAAGCTGGGACAAAAAAGACTGAAATAGTAGGGCATGGGTTAGAAATAACCTGTGCCCTACTGCTATGATTGGGAAGAAAAGAGGTGAGCAGGTGGACGTTAAATATAACATTACCGTGAATTTGGATAGAAAACAGAATGTGACTCTGGTGGTGAAAAAGAAAGACCACAGGTCGAGGAAGATATATTTCAACCTGATGTCTGGCGGAAAGGCGTTTGATGTAAATTCGATATATGCAGGATCTGTAAAGGCCATCAAAGCGGATGGAAAGATCGTCTTTGATGGTTTGGAAATCAAAGATGGAAAAATCTATTATGAGATTCCGGAACAGATGACCAATGTGGTTGGAGAGGTGGAATTCGAAACAGAATTTTTCGGATCAGAGGATGAGGCCATTACTTCTTTCCAGATGTTGATGGTGGTAGAAAACAATACTTTCGACGAAGAAACTCTGATCAGTGAAGATTACATTGAAGGATTTCGGGGATATATGAATACGGTTCAGAACATATATCTGAAAATTCTTGCAGACCTCAACAATATTGAAATGATGTACGGAAGTTTTGAGGAGATTCAGGGGGATCTGGAAGCGGCAAAGCAGGAATACGTAACGTATATGGATGACCTGCAGGAGAAAGTAAAGAACGGATACTTCAACGGAGCCAGAGGACCGAGAGGAGAGGACGGAAACTCTGCAATCATTGCTGAAGAAACAGGAATTATTGCATTTCAGATCGAAGATGGAAATCTTGTATGCTATTACTACGATACAACACCGCCACCATTTGAAATAGACGATACAGGACACTTGGCATATATATTTGGAGGATGACTATGGCTGGAAAATTAAATCTTGGCAAAGTGAGAGGAACAACTATCTACACTGGAACGGAAATTACAGGAGTGGATGCTAATGGGAAAACATTCCCGGAGAGTGGAATCACAAAGGCTTATGAAGAAGATCTGTATGTTAATACAGATGTGAATTCTGAATCTCAGGGAAATGTGTATATATGTTTGACCGGAGGAGATGCAGATACGGCTGTATGGGCATACAATGGAAACCTTAGAGGTCCGCAGTGTGAGGTGATTAATAACCTGGAGTCCAGCAGAACAGATGCCGCACTGACAGCATATCAGGGACGGATTTTGAAGAATATGATGTACGATTCCGGACTGATCACAAAAGAAGTGGAAATTGATTATTCCGGAAACGTACAGGGAATTAAGGTTACAACGGAAAACAAGGCGACCACAATTACAGTGCAGACAGCAAGCGGAAATATCACGCAAGAAAAGGCAGCTGGTGCGGAGACTACAACAGTATCTGTGGTACCGGCAAAACAGATTCTTAAAGTAAGATCCTCTGATGCATATATCAGAAAAATTGAATTGTATGATGCTTCAAATAATTTGGTGTATACAGATAATATCTCATCTTGGGGTGCCATTGAAGATATTAGGCAGCAGATGGAAGAGTCAGGCACCGTTGTAGATGGAGATGATACTCTTGCAACAGGAATACTGGCAAAAGTAAAAAATGGGGTGAAAAAAGTATTCTATCCGATTAGCCATGCAAAGGCTATTTGGTACAGTATTAAAGAAAACAAAACAGTGTATGACGTTATTGCCGGATTATTAACAAAAACGAATGAGTTATCAGAAACAACGACTGCACTAACTGAGAAGGCAGATTCCTTACATTTTCCACTTACTTTATTATCAAAAACCG